TTTAAAAACACGCTCATGAGATTATTCCTCGTCTTTCTTAGTTAGTGTTGGTTTTGATGCTGGTGCTGCAACCTGTCCGATCTTGATCAGAAAGGCCTCGTTCTCTTTTTCCCAATCGGACATTTTAACTCCAACTCGTAAGGATTGATACGGACATCTCACACGACAAAAGTTCACCTGATGCCGCGTTGAGAATACTTGGTGCGCTTATCGCGCTTACATTATAGGTCAAGGATGATGCTGCGAGCTTTGCAAACACGCTACAAACAGTATCTTCGATGCCATTGAGATTGCCTTCATTGTCAAACAATGGAACAGTCATAATAATCTTAAAATTAGCCATTGGGCTGATGGTGATGTGCTGGTTATTTGTTGGAACAATATATTCCGCATCTGGACTAACAATGACTGAATTGGCCAGCACAACGCTAGGCGGAAAAGCAAAAACTTGATACTTTGTATTATCTACTAAAGCGGTAGCTAAGGTAGTTCTAAGGGTAGTAATTGGGACTGGCATGGCCTACCCAATAAGCGATCTTGGATCGAGCGCGTGGGCAATTAATCCTCGCACCTTAGCCAAGAGCTGCGCGCTCATGCGATAAGGGCTTGGCTGGAAATCGACAGCATTAGAACCGCTTAAACTTGCGGTTCTTGCTTGCCAGATATCAACAGATATCATAAGAGCTGCATTTTGTACTGCTGCGTCTGTTGTCCAGTCTGTGTAAGTCGTTGTAGAAACTGTGCCATAAGGAAAAATTGGATGATAAGGCTGAGCTGTTGCGTGATTAGTTGTCACAGTTATTGAATAATCGCCAACAGATGTAATTGTCTTAGTTCCTGCATAAGAAGAACCAGAGTTAGCAATAGTTACGCTTTGACCTACATAAAATGTGTCGCGAACAGGATCATCAAAATAAAGAGTGCCTTCGCCCACAATGTTGCTGTGTGCTACTGAAAACCATTTAGGAGCCCATAACATTGGAAGTAGGACTGCATCAGCTGCGTCACACACTTCTTGAATTGTTGCGTCTGAATATAAACTGCCAACGCCAAGTACAGATTTCAACTCAGCAACTGTTGTTAATGACATTCCATATCCTTTCTAAAGACTGGGAGTGAGGCAAGGGCTGCGCCCCACTCCCAGCGACTTAGGTGTTACTTATTATGAAAGATTGAAGCGGCGTACGCCAACTCCACCCTTCAACACTCCGATTGCCATATAACCATAGAGGCAAATTTCAACCTCTGAAGTTGTTAGGACATTAACGCGAAGTTGTGTAGTTGGAGATTCCCAAACATATACAGATTCTGGCGCAACCAAGAATGCTGATTCGTCAACGATTCCTGATACAGAAATGTTGTGATCAACGATTAATGATGTGCCTAGTACATTTCCAACAACGCTTGTAGGTACGACTGCACCTGAAGCATTCTGTGTTTGACCTTGTGCGGCGTATAGAGGACGTGAAGAACCATCCACATATCCGTTGATTGCTGCCCATTGGTCAGTAGAGGCTACAAGCTTGTTAGCGTAGTTTCCGCCAGTTGCTTTGTAAGCTGCTGCTGATTCTGTTGCAATGAATGATTGAAGTCCTGCTGCTGTTGCAGCAACACCTGTTGCTGCTGTACCAGAAGCTGTAAATGCTGCAATAAGTGCTGCATCTGTTGCCTTCTCGTAAGCCTTACGCATTTCAGTCATGAGTAGATCCATGAATGCAGGCGATGATCGGTCCAACAAAATTGTACTAATACGATTTAGACCTGAGTACTGCTTTACAGTAACTGTGTCATAAGTCGATGTCATTCCTGTTTCTGATGGAGCTGATGCTTCTGCTGTTTCTGCAACAGTTGGAGCAGTTCCAAGTTTAGGAATTGTAAAGCTCATTGAAGAATCAGGTAATGCTTGACGTGTTACAGCTTCAAATGCAGGACGGCCTGAGAATGTTGTTGTAACAAACTGTTGTAGGTGTCCTGGCAATGTTAGACCAGTGTTTGTAGAAACTGAATCATCAGCAGCTAAAATTGTGCGACGAGCATTGTCGTCACCCATTGCTGCCTTGATTTGTGCATCAAGATATTGTCCTGATGTAAGTGGTGCTACGCGCTCACGCACGCTTGTTACAGACACTGTTGGACGAGCAGCTTCAACCGCTGCTGCTTCCACTTCTGGTGCTGCAACTGTCTCTGGAGTATTCTCCACAGCTGTCTCGCTTTCGTTTGATGGTTGGGTTTCTTCTACAACTTCAGAAACTTCTTCAGATTCTTCAGCTGCAATTTCAGTCACTTGTGAACTGCGAAAAGCAGGTTCTGTGACTAAACTGACTTCCATGAGCTTAGCTTGGCTAACATGGATGATTCCTTTTTTGCTTGATGATTTAATAACTTCAACACCAACAGATAGTCCTGCTTGTAATCCTTCACTTGCAAGGATAAGCGCATCTGTTCCGCGTGATGAGTTACTAATCTTAAATGATGCGTAAATTGCATCATCTGTTTCTGTAAAAGATTGAGCGCGGCCTAATGGTGCCTTGACATCGTGTTGGCTCAAAAGCTTCACGGTCTTTGGTTCTGGAATCTGAATTGATCCACGCTCAAAAATAACTTTGCCAGCAGATGTGTTTCCAACTTCGTTTCCTAGTGGAACAATTTTTCCGCTGATTTGTCTTGTTTCGCTTGATGCCTGGACATCAGCGGCAAAGGCTGCATCGAAGGTAATCTTCATGATGTCATGTCCTCATTTCCGTTAGGTGTTTGATCTGTCATTTCCATCGCTTGTTCTACTGTAATGAGTCCAAGTGAAAGCAGTTTTTCGATAACTAATAATTCTTGCAATGGGTCTTGACGTAAGAATGTGTCGTTAATTGCAAACTTGACAACATTTCCACGCGCTGTGATGTCGTCCATAGATAGACGATCTTCAATGGCAGAAATGAAAGGTTGCAGAGAATACGAAACGAAATCTTTCCTAGAATCTAACAAATTGCTATATGTATAACTAGAGTTCATATCTGCTGATACATAAATTGCAGGAACATTGCACATTCTTGCAATTTCAGTTGCCATGAATTGTTTTGCTTCGTCATACATCATGTCTTTTGGAGAATATGAAGTAGTTACATAATCAAGGGTGGAAGTAAGATAAGCAGTTGCACGATTTTGACGTGCTTGTTTCCATGCAGCTAATAATCCGGAAACTTCTTTAGGATCAAGGTCGGCACCTGAGTTCTTAATGAATCCAGTTGGTTGTGGTGAGCTTGAAGCAATCGCTGCTGCTTTATCTAAATCAATAGCAGTCTGAATGGTACGCGCTCCGCGTGACAAAATACCTTCATCACCTAAAGTCTGGAAGGTAATTAAGGAACCAAGACCTTCCATCGGGACGGCAGCACCATTAACGTAGTATTGAGTGATGTATTGGTTATCAATATCTAAATCAAATGTAACGCGAGTATTTGCAATCCATTCAAAACGAGACGGACGCAAATCATCTGCATAGACCTCAACGCATTTCCAATAACTGACACCATATAGCATGAGGCTTTTAACTGTGTTACCAATAGTCACTGATCGTGGTTGTGACTTCGATGGTTGCTCAAGCCATAATGGAGAACCTAATTCTTCACCAGTGGATTTTCTGTAAAGCTCTAAAGGGATACTGGCGATTGTTCCGCTAACCAAGTTAACACATCTAGCTACAGAAGGTACAGACATAGCATCTGATTGGCGCATAGTCATCACGCCATAGTTGTAGAAATTAAAGTTTTCGCTCATTACCTGCGGAGCGTATTGTGCCTCAATTTTATTCGAGCGCGAGAATAATCCCATTTGGACATAGTATCACACTTTGTCTAATATTTGACAATTTTGGCGTGTTGTGTCTAAGTAACAATCTGTGGCTTGGATTGTGGCTGAGACAATCTTGAAACAATCATTGCCAAACTGATAGGTGCTACAACTGGGCCAGCACTGGCTTTTCTAATAATACGCCACTGAGAATCCGTACTCTTGGCTCCACAATTTTGCATCTGATCATCAAGAATTTGTTGTCCTGCATGTACAACGCGTTTATTGTCAATCGCATCCTTGAGAGTCGAACAAGCAGCATAGAATTCGGCTCCTACAATGGTCTCAACGATAACGCCTGATTTTTGTAATCTTTCAGCTACTGCCAAAGTGGAATATCGATCGTACAAAACGGCTCTCGGTTTGTACGAATCACACCAACCTTTGATATCGGCGGCAATCTTTAATTCATCAACTGAAATCTGCGATTCCCATGTTTGAACTAAGGCAACACCAATTCGACCATCTGGAAGGATTTGACCTGCCACAAGAGCTGCATTTCTACGGCTCATGTCAATATCAAAAGCGAACATAGTTAATGGACCTGGAGACATCTCCATAGACCGATCACATATATCTTCCCAAGAATGTGGAGTCCAGGGTGATGTCAATGACGAAATCCATTGGCAAAGCGTTTCGGTTCTCGCTGCTTCGATTGTTGAAGTTGCGATTGTTTCCTCAATAGCTTCTTCTGAAATTAAATATCCAAGGCTGGGATTGGCCATTGCCCAAGCTTTACGATCCCAAATATCACAAAAAGCTGGAGCTGAGTATTCATAGAAACCTAAAGACTTTGGCGGATTGCTTAAACATTGTTCGTGTAGGTCATTCAGCACTTTTGAAAAAGCATCGCCAGCATTACTAGTAAATATGCGCTGCGAATTAGGACGTGTCAATGTAACGCTCTTAGAAGCATCCATTGCAACTTCTGATACCTCTCGGAGCTCATCAATCCATAATGTATCGGCTGACCTGCCTCGCGCACCATCGGATGTAGCAGCTACAACTTCTATCTGCGCACCTGATTCTAAAATAATGCGTTCTTGTCCGTTGGTTCGATAAACACCTTTCTTAATACTTCCGCCTTTAAGCTGACAAAGTAACCAATCATTGCGTTCGATGATATCGACCATGATGTTAAAGGACTTTAATGCCATTGCTCTGTTAGAAGACATAATGAGGATGTCCTTTTCTCCAAAACAGAATAAACCTGCTAAAACACGCATACGCGCTAAATGTGACTTCCCTGACTGCCTGGCGATTAACAATAATATGCTGCGCTTAATGAACATGTTATTTTTGTCAACAGTTAGCATATCTTTAAGAATAAGCTCTTGCCATTTCAATAATGGCTGTCCTATTTTGTTTGCAAACTCAATGACCTCATCAACTCTGGATTTTCCTGTAAGCCAAGGGCTGTGAAGCCTAGGTTTTAAATCCCCTACAAGCTTCTTCTTAGTTCTGGACTGAGTTGTCATAATTCTGGTTTAGGTTGACCAGACATCGGACCAGCCTGGACTGTGCTGGTGGTTTTCGGGTACAAATTGGCAGAAAGAACAGGGGGGTGTCCCTTACGCGATAAAAAAAGCCCTTCTGAGCGTGAGCCTTTAGCACTGTTGCAACGCTTACAGGCTGGAACCATGTTCTCTAAATTCATCGGATCACCGCCATGCACAATCGGAATCACATGATCAACTGTGTCTGCATCCTGACCACAGTAATGACACACCCATCCACCAGCGTTGAGTACCTTCAATCGTTGTGCCTTGTACTTACGTTGATCGCGTGGGTCACGCACTCTAGGTCTAGACATCAAACATAGCAATCTGTAAGTCAACGATAATAGGTTCATGTCTTATAGGCATATGGTCATTGTTCATCTGTGTCTTTAGTCTATGGCAGTTAGCACATAAGGTCATCAGATTAGATACATCATTGTTAGCATGATTGCCATCTATATGATCTACATCTAATTGCACTGGATGTAATGCTACAAACCCACACATTTCACAGCTGTCTTTCTTGTGGGTTCTATACCCATTCTCTTTACACTTCCAACACTGTCTATCCCATAGTTGTAAGCCATGCTCACTCCTGCCCTTAGAGCGTACTAACGCACCACATGGACATGTGCCTCTAATACTTCTTGGCATTTAGTACCAATTCTTCTTGCGCCAATGAGCTAATGCGGCGCATGTATTAGGTTGCATACCCTCTATTGTACGCACATAACCAAACTTGTGGCCTATATAACGAAGGCCCCAATCAACTTGTTGTAGTGGTGTAGCAGTTCTTAGGAACTCGCTCTTACCTTGTGGAATTCCATATACTCGATGTTTTCCATTTAAGTTGCCTACGGCTTTCCAATTCCAAGCACTCTCTTTACCCCAGAGTATTGAAACGCATTTGTAGTTTTTATTAGTTAATTGACCTTGAGCATATTGTTTTGAATTAAGTCTTTTTGTAGGATCGTTTGTCGCACTTGCAGCTGATACAAAGGAGAAGCATAGAGCTGCCCCTAACACGATTGCTACCGAGCGAACTCTCCGCGATGCGGTTCGCTCTGAGCACCTGATGTGCTCTAGCCCTCTGAGTGTACTGGTCATGTCAAGACCTCATTTCATACTAAATTAGGACATATTAGGACATAATGATTATGTGAGTTACATCACATTATTTATCTGTTGAGTAGAACCCCTTACCTTTAAAGACTAAGCCAGGTACTGAATAGATGCGATTAGCCTGTGCTCCACAATCTGTACATCTAACTAAATCATGATCCATAGATAGTTCTAACTCCATTTGTGTATTACAAATAGGGCAACGATATTCATACATTGGCATTAGTCTCTTCTTTCCCACAGGCTTTACACTCCCACCATTTGATTTTCCAATTACCACATGAATCACATCTAACGCTTGCTTTATCCCAATCAATATTTGGTGGCAAATCGTTGTACTTTGCTTTACGCAATAGTTCCACCAAAGCAGAGAACGGTAAAAGTGCCGCATACTCAGACACATTTGTCCCTTGTCCGTTACATCTCAGAACAACCACCCCAAGATTCCCATTCTTAGTTGTTCTAGCTCTGCTTTGGCGCAACCACGCAAGAGGCTGGAATTTGGCAACTGCCTTCACCTCTAGGTCAATGCCTGAGATGTTTAGGATGTCACCTGACGGATCAGCCCCTCGACCCACCGTAGCGTAAGGCCACCACTCCCTCAAATAGTCGGCAACCAAACGCTCTGTGGCAAAACCTCTAGTCCTGCGATGATTCGTCATTAGGCTCTTTTGTGACAGTCAATGCAATATGACTGACGGCATGACATCTTAGACAAGTAATAAATACCTCGTCATAAGGCTTTGGAGTAATAGCCAAAGGTTCATTGCAAAGATCGCAATAGATAACAATATCCTGCGGTTCCTCGAACTCTCCGCCCACGATGGTTGCTGTTCCATCATCAAATATTACCATTTCACCCATACTTATGCCCTCGCCTTTTGTGGTCTCCAGTTGCCTTCAGGACTTATCTCATACCAAATTACATCTTCACCCTTTGGGCATCGATTCATTTCACCTGTAGCTGCTGCAATGCACTTGAAATGACCCCAAGGTTTGTTTGCCTTAGTCATTCCGTGAGCCCAGTGCATCGCCCCGTGAGGACAGCGCGGAACATCCTTGTCAGTAGTTCCACCTATAATGTCCTTCACCACTGCAACTGCTTCTGCTGATGTTGTAGGTGCTGGAACTTGTTTAATAGTCCATGGATCATTTTCCTTCTCAACAGGCACATATTCTTTTGGTGTTGCCATTTGAGACTTAACAACTTTGGTCATCTCTTCTCTTGAGCTTCTCTTGCCTTTAGCTGCATAATTTGCGTTTGCAAGTGCTCTAGCGATTGCCGAAGTCTCACAGTTTTCCAGCGCACTAGTAGAATTGACACCGCGATCAGCAATCTTCTCCTCAGCGAGTCCTGTGGAATACGCAACGCTATCTGCAAAAGTCCTGTAGAGATACGCTTGAACAATATATTGTCCATTCTGGAACGAAATGAGTTCTGTCGCAACACGGCCATCGGGATTGTCCTTCCACCACTTATCTAATCTGACTTCACACGTTTCATAATCTGCAAGATTAAACATAAAGCTCATTCTCCTCTGTTCTTAGCATTCCACTAATTGCTGCGTATCCAAGCATGTCGATGTAATTGTCAACTTTTGAACCTTCCATACTTCTTGCGAGCTTGACCAACACCATACAAGCTGCAACTTGATAGTCCTCGATTGGGATTTCCAAATAGGAACTCCACAATCTTGCTGTTCTTGCCATATTGTCTGAGGGATGTCCATAGTCCATTCCTCGATCTTCAATGACTGATTTTGCTTCGATGAGTAGGTCTTTTGCATTCACTTATTCTCTCCAAAATTCTTGTCGTGAAACTGCACGACCTCTCAGGTAGCCATCTCTATGACCCTGTTCTCTACCGATGTTAATTCCAATGAAATATCCAATGGTTGTAAAAGTAATGCCAAAAACAAAGCATAAGAATAATGACATTATTTGACCGCCAATTCTGATACCCATACATCAGCTACATAGTCGGTCAAAATTAACCATTCATCCATACCGCCATCAGCAGTTTGTTGATATTCAAATCCATAGTTTTCTAGGAATTGACGAGCGATAACCATGTCTGTTCGACTATCGAACCAGTAAGCACATGGCCAATGAAATGAAGTTCCTTCTGCAAAACGATCAGCTTGGCTTTCCCAGTCCTGACCTTTCCAAAGCATTGAAGTTGTATAAATAGCTTCAAAGTCTGATTTTGTAACTATCATGTTTAGCCCCTTTCCCAATCACTTTGATTGGTTATGGCATTAGTGTTCCACAGACTCAGCTGCGGTCAAGGCTATTTTGATAACGAAATGGTAACAATTCTGAGTTATCCATCTGATCATCGATGTCTCGAATAACGTCGTTACCGAACGCGCCCGTATCTCTTACCTGACACAACAAAAGTTCCATCCTTTTCCACATAAATGAGGTCAACTTGGACATTCTTGCCTATTTCGGTGACAATGGCGAAGGCTTGCTGCCAATTCGGCATAGACACGTATTTGGCGGCTTTTACGCTCATTGCGTGTCCCACTTCAACTCCATGGAGAACGCGCCTCACAGAGCCATTGTAGGCCTCAGAAACAGCACTCCTGCCAGCACGATGCGTGTGCCCCATAATTGTTGAGACACCTGCCTTTTTGGCTTGGTTTAATGCGCTCATTCCTGGGTTCGGATTAAGGCCCCCAAGATCACCATGAATGGCTATCCAGCCTCTAGCTATGGGATAGGCCTCTTTGTGAAATTGAATGCCTAATTCATCAAGCTTCATAAACTTCTCAAACTTGAGTTCAGGCAATGATAGGAATGCAGGAATCTTTTTCATAATGACGTTATACAAGCGATCTGTGTGATTGCTACGAACCGAATGTGCTTCCTTAGCGTATTGGGTTAAACGCCACAAAACATCAACCGTGTGGTCTCGGTCATCAGCTAATGTTTGTTCGTACCAGCCTGGTGTATTTTCAGTCCATCGGGATATTTGTGGGAGATCGATTTCATCTCCAATAGTAACGACAGAATCGTGCTTAAACGCTTTTGCAAATAGTTCAAAGTTTCGTACAAGATGTGCATCCTCGTAAGGGCACTGAAGGTCGGGCCAAACGATAGTACGTTTCATTCATCCTCATCGTCATCCTCGTAATCACCGAATTTTTCGGGATCGATTGGTGTAGGCAAAATCCAAGCAGGATAGGCTTGTGGCTCTGTAATCATAAACAAAGCTACTGAATCGGTGAATCCTGCCCGTTTGAGTGACTTGTAATATTCATGGAGCCCAATGCAAAAAGCATCAAGTGGTGAATAGCCTTGATCTTCCAAAGCCTTAGTTGCTTTTCTTGCCATGAGATAAGTGTTACCTCTCTAAGAGTCGAAGTATTGTATCGACACGCACCCTTAATTCATTAAGTTCGTCGCGCATCGAACTTCCGCCATTATTTTTTAGTTCGCTTAGGTAATGCTTTACTAACCATTTGACCGATCCAATAAATGAACCAATAACGGTCAGCGCAACAGCGACAACAGCCGCCCAATCTTGCGGACTCATGCGATTTGATCATCACTCGGATCAAGGTACTTAACGATTGGAGCAACTAAAGCAGAAGCAAGGACTGCATATTCAGGACGGATATCAGCAACGAGCGCAAGTCCTAAAGTAATTGCTGAGATAGCAACTGCCTTGAGGTAGGACTTAATTGCGTTCTTTGTGTTTTTATTCATTTTCATTTGTTGCTCCTAGCATCGGGATATCAAACCAGCTACCGTTCTGGTCGCCTTCTTTAGTAAAACTGACATGGAAATGATGATTATGAGGAGAGATTCCGCGATATTTGACCCAACGGAAAAGCGTTTTTCTGGATGCAATTTTTCCAAAATGGATGACATAGGAGATTCGCTTGTCTTTCTTGGCACATAGGCGAATTTGATCGGCAAGATAAGCACTTGTATTGGCTCGTGAGTCGAGATTCGCGTCCACATCAATAGCCCGAACTTGTCCGTTAATCGGATCGGGCAGGTGATCACTTGTACCTGCTTTTTGGTGACGAGCATCGCCTATCCAACCATCAGACTTTCTATCGCGGTCAGGAAATGAATCATCAATCTGCTCACGAAGTTGCTGCCCTGCTTTACAGAGTATTGGCTTCATTACGAGCAATCATTTCATCATAGGTAGATTTAAGCATTGAAGTAAATTCCCCATTGCCTCTGTCAATAATGGCGTGTTCTAACTCATTAACTGTTATGAAAGATACATTATCCATTTTTATAACTCCGCACTAAATCCGATGTAACCTGATGTTGAATTGTTATTGTTTAAGCCATAAGGACGGAATTGAGTTAAACCTGTTGTTGCACCCAAAACAACGCCCCAATCTGCGCTAGTAGAACTTGTATCAAGTGTTACGCTACTTAGAGCAGCAACACTTATGTTGTATAAATGCGCGCCTAAAGTAGAATAATCAACCGAGGTTGGTCTAATACGCATTGTTACTGGCAGTTTTATGCTTGCATAAAGTGAATTTGTTTGGACTGCGTAAGCAATACCATAATTTGCATAACTGCTTGTATCCGATGAACGCCAATAATACCTTTGGCAAGCGGCTAATTCTCCTTGAGTAGTTCCAGTGGCTGTTTGAAAGGCTGTGGCTGTTGAGCCTGACTCTAGTTGTACGCCCCAGAAGTTAATTGTTGCATTTTGCAATCCAATACCCTGACCAATTCCTGCATAAGAAGAACCAGCAGTCGTAATCAAATAAACATCTACAGAGCCATCTGTAGTAGTTCCTATTGTCTTACCGCTAATTGAAGGCATTGCAACTGTTACTGAATACCGAGTCCAAGAAGTAGAAAGCGTTACAGTTCCAGCAGTTGTTGTAACAGCGCCAGATGGACTGCCACCTGTTCCAAAGTTCTGGTCGAAGGCAAGTGCTACTTTTGGAGTTCCGCTACCTGCTTGCGCCCAGAAGGATAAGGTCACTGTTTGACCTGCAAAGGTTCTAACGCTTTCAATTTTTTGAACAAGTGCTGCATAAGAATAAGAAAGCAACTGTGTTGCAGTTACAACACGCGCATAGTTTCTAGCCTCATAACCTGCAACTGGTGCTGCACCTGCTGTAAAGTTCTGGGGTGTATAAGTGACTGAACCATCGCCACCGCTTTGCAATACCCAGCGGTCAAATCCATAGGTGTTGTTAATTGTAGCGCTAGTAAAGTTTCTTTGATTTATTGCAAAATTGCCGTTAATGATTTTATTTTTAGCGGCATAGAAATTGTTCGTCTGACCAACAAGATTGACTGTGCCATTCGTATCATTAACATCCGATGCGGAATAGACATCTCCATCCGCATAGGTCGTTTTTAGTGGAAGTCCGACAGCCATTAGCACACCTCTTTCATAGGGTCAATTCTAGTACATAACATCGAGTAAAGGCTCCTGCGTGGTCAAAGTTGTTGTCCATGTGTTAGGGGTGATTTTGTGGGCTATGCCTTGACATTGTAGTTTCTTGACAATCGTAGTTCCCGACACATTCACATTGGTTATTTCCATTGTGTCAAAGTAGTCAAGATCTAGAGCTGCAACTATGCCAGCCCCATAAGCAAGGGTAACTAGGTCAAGGGTAATGGTTTCAATTCGTATTGTGGTGTCTTTACGGCTTGTAACAAAGGCCGTCGCTAAAGCTAGAGCATTGGCATCTGTCTGCATAAGCATGTCTGTTGCTGTAATGGAATGTAAGAAGTATTGTGAAACAGAGGTGGCATCTTGAAAAGTTTGAGGTGTGCCGCCTATTCGAGTCACAGTAGCCTGATTTACGATTGTTTTGTCATCGTGTGCAAAAGTAATGCCAGCATAAGGGATGTCTGAAGATCCTGTGGCATTAGAGAATTTAGTAGGTGCTGCTGCTTGAGCATCATAAACAAACTGACGGTTCTTAAATACAGCGTTCCCAGACTTGTCCACATAGAAAGCACCCTGCTCTGTGAACTCGGCTGTCTGGACGGCTGTGAGGCCTGTACGCACCGTTGCAGGGTCAGCTACACAGGTTGTGTTGCCTGTCTGGATTGACCTCTGGCTAACAGGCCAGCCCACTGTGTTGAGGATTTTGTCAATGCGTGTGCCTGTGTCTTGTCCTGCTGCCTGTCCTGTAACAGTTGTGACATTGGAGTTAAATAGCAGCTTGAATCCATCCGAGCAAATTAAATCAACATAACCAAGTTCATTTTGATCAATAGGATATGTGTAAAGGTATTCCGTAATGTAACCCTTAAAAATGCCATAGTTTGTGCCAGAGTAATTGGCTGAAATCTGAATAGAGCGTAAAGGTACTAAATTAGGATACAGAGGACTCGAAACATTTTGTGGATTCCAATCACCATTTTGGTCAAGGATTCGAACTGTAGCAGTGCCTGATAAATACTTGTCTTGGTACAGGTTGCGTTCTTTACGAGTGTCAATCTTAGACACCTGATTAGAAACATCTACAATGACGGTTGAGCCAGAAGCGAGTTCGGCAAAACCTAAACGAGAAGTTCCCAAAACAAAAGGTTCGCCAAATGAAGCTCCACCAGTGAGGTTAATCTTGACAATAGGGATCGCTGGTAACGCCATTAGTACACCGAGCTGTAATTAACTGGTGTGCCCGCTGCTTGCTGTGCGTAAAGCCCTTGAGTTATTGCAGATACTATGTCGCGCTCTGTGCTTATTGATCCAGCAACATTGACAGTCACGCTTGTCTGTTGGAACTGTCTCATTGTTTCGCGTTCGCCTAGTTGGAATTGACCAAAGTTTAGAGGAACATCTAATGGGCCATAATTAGGTTTATTTACGCCACCAGCATTTTCAGGTGCGTTACTTAAAATTTGAGTTGTCACAGGCATATTCGCAAGTTTTGCAAATTCAGCTGCCATTTGCTGAAGCGTTGATAACCAGTCAGTGAATGGATTAGGAACATTACCTAAACCAATCATGTCACCGCGAAGGGCTGATAGTTTTTGAGCGTTAGCAACCATGCTGCCAGAAAGGCGAGCAGCAGCACTTAAATTTTCTTCATTGATTGCTGCTTCTAGATCATAGATGTCTTTCTTTAAGGCAATTCTAACTCGTTCTTCTTCTGTTAGTTTGCCTTGTGAGGCAGCAGCTAACTGGATGCCTTCTTCATCAAATACCTTTTTGCCCTGGGCAAGAACTAATGCGGCTTTTTCTAAAGCGACCTGTTTTAATTTGTCAGCGGCAAGTTTCTTTTGAGTCTCTAATTGCTTATTCTTGAGAGCGTTTAATTCTTTTTGGCGTTTAATTGCCGCAGCTTCTAGGGCAGCCAAAGCTTGCTGTTGCTTCTTTTCGCTAAGAGTTAATGTAGATGTAGTCTTTTTTGGTGGTGTTAAATTCACACCAAATTGCTTTCCTACAAATCCTTCAAAGATATTTTTAGGTAGATTCTTTAGGTTTCTTAGTACGCTGGTCAATCCGCCTACTGCTGTTCCTGTACCTAATGTTAAAAGATTGAATCCCTTTGCTAAAGTCTCAATGGCTATTGCTGCATCACTAGCTTCTGTACCGCCACCAACACGGGCTAGGGCATCAACAAAACCTTCTCCAATAATCTCAGAAGCATTACCTGTTGCTATGCTAAGAACTTCCATCTTGTAAGAAGTGGTGCTTAAATAATCTTCTGCGGCTCCTGCTGATCTATTAAGAATGATGCCTAGAATGTCAGAAAATGTTTTAGTTTTTAATTCTGCTTGGGTCAAGCCTGTGTTGTATTTTGCTAGACCGCGAGTGATTCCCACATAACCTTTACCCAAATCTTCTGAAACTGTGGCAAGGTCAATGCCAGATGCTCGGCTGATGGTTATTGCATCATTGAGAAGTTTCTGAGATTGAGTCAGTGACCCAGTGGTGGTCAATAGACCCTGAAACGCTGGACGAAGAATGTCATCTGCAACAGCAGCAGATTTCTCAAGATTCGCTATGTACTCAGCGATGCCAGGATTAGCAAAACCAATGCCTAGATTTTCTACTGCTCTGTTAAGTCTTAGAGCAGCTGCTTCATCCTCGGCAAAAGCCTTTACTGATGCCTTGCTGTACGCAACAATGGCAGATGCACCAAAAGCAATTCCAGCAGCACCAGCCAACTTTTTAAGATTTTTAGTAAGTTTTGCTGAGGCAGTTTCAGCTTGCTTAAATCCTTTAGCATCGAACTTGGATGCAATATTAATCGATTCTTGAATATTCATTAAGCAACTCTCTTTAAGTTAGATGAGTTTGAACGCTTGTACAATTCTTGCTCAGCAAATGAGATTGCTTTACGAACTGCGCCTTCAGCTCTGCCTTGGTTCTGTGCCCATGCTCTAAAGATTAATCGACCTCGGCCTTTAAGGCTGCCTGTTAATGGTGGCAGTGCATCAATAAATTGTTGTCCAGCTTTAGGGTTGCTTGATCTACTGACTCCACGACTGCTTCCACCTGCTTTTGGACCAACCCATCTTTGAGGACCTATGCGACCTGCTGCTTCATAAATCGCACCAGCACGAGAAGCATTAAACACACTAGCCATAGCAGTAAAACCATTACGATTTGGCTTTGAAGGTGTGCTTTTGTAGCCAATTCCAGATTTAATAGCAGATGCGCTAAATGATGGAAATGTTGCCTCAGTAAAGGATCTAGGAGCCCATCCACTTAGAGGTGAGTTTGATGGAACAAAACCTTTGGCCTGTTGCACCACTGGACGAAGTGCAGAACCTATTTCTTTTTTCAATGATTTTTCTAGGTCTGGAGCAAATCGGCGTAATGCCTTACGGAAATCAGCGTTGCTTTCGACGGTTATTTGCATCTTTGATCTCCTTTGCTTCATCCTTTAGACCTTCCAGTAGTGCATTTAGCATTACTCGGTCTAACTCTAATAAATGTTGTGGCGGGATCTGCAACCTAATACTAAGACGAGCTATTAGGTAGGTGAAAGGCAGATCTCGCTTTATGCTAAAGGGTCGGAGTCCAAAACCTCTACACTTTTAAGTGTTTCGATAAACTCCATCCCGAAAGGCTTTACAGTCTCACCTGACCTGCGAGTAATTTCCCAACTTAACCAATAGACATCAGATTGTTTTTCATCAACTCTAAAAGCTTGGTGAAAACCTTTTTTAGCGTACTGCTCAAATGCGTACTCCACTGCTGGAGTAATTTCGCCTTCTAGTATGCTTCCATCTTGTCGAACAATCTTCAGTCTTGCCATAATTTGCCCCTTTGTTAGTTGTTTAGAAAGTACCTGTTGTGGCTACTGCAACTGTTGAATTACAGTTCCATGTAACTGACTGCATTGAAATATCGCCAACAGCACCATTGATGTCTGTTAGGTTATTTACTAATACTGACATTGTGTATAGAGGATTAGTAGCTGATACTGCTGCGGCCTTATCTTGTAGCAATACAACTGTTACTGTAGTTCCATACGCTGCTTGCAGTGTTGGAAGAACGCTTGCTGCTGCTGTGTCGTTTAGGAAGTCAATAGTAATAGAAGATGTCTCTAGGCCTTTTACTGCCTTAGCTGATGTATCTCCCATTGCAACGACTGATAATTCGTCAAACTGGCGGTTCAAAGTTACTGATTGGACATGATCACTCAGGTCCACTGTTGCCACTTTTATTCCGACTTTGTTATTTAAAAACACGCTCATGAGATTATTCCTCGTCTTTCTTAGTTAGTGTTGGTTTTGATGCTGGTGCTGCAACCTGTCCGATCTTGATCAGAAAGGCCTCGTTCTCTTTTTCCCAATCGGACAT